ATGTCTACCTGTGGCAGGAATATCGGGAGAGCACAAAGAAATGAACTCGTCTGGTAAATCTACCTTTGGTTTATCCTCGCGAATCTTTTCATCCGAGAATAACGCCTCAAACTTGGTGAAATCAATTCTACCAGATAGAGAATCCCACTTCTGTAGCTGTGTGAAAGTTCCACATTTGCGCACCAGGCGCCTGATGTTTCTTCCCCGATAATCACAAATCCAACACTTGAAAACATTCTTATCGATGTTCACTGAAAGTTTGCGTTTGCGATGATTGCACGCAGGGCAGTTAAATAACAGTTCTTGACGTTGAGCGTGCGCATCACCCAAGACATCACGAAGTATTCTGATCTTTTCCTTTCTGCTCAAGCGCCCACCCTGCTTTGGCTAGTATGATAGCATCTGCCCTGTCATAGGATTCAGGGCGAGGATTTCCATGTCTGGTATATTCTACCTTAAATGCAGGCTCTGTGTCAAGCAGAAACTGCAACACAACTTCCTTTGCTTTCTTGCCTCGAAGGCCTGTAACTCCTGCTTGCTTGCGGGCGGTGGATGCGCCAATATAAGCTGGCTCGATCTCGAATAGCTCATACAAGAGCCACGACACGACTCCATTAAAACGATGCAAAGTGGAGAGAGTCTTCGCTGATGATTTGCCAGACATGAACATATGAAGCGACTGCTCGATGTAAATGTGCTCTATAGGAAATTGAGCTTCTCCAACCAAAGTATCATTATTACACTGATAGGCTTCAAAAATATCCATGAGTTTATTTTTGATAACTTCTACTTTTTCAAAAAAGTTCTTATACTTTTTCAAGTCAACCGAGTCATAGTAGAGCAACTTATCATCAGCTACAATCGCGAAACCAGTAATACTCGTTGAAATATCAACGCCTAGGATCATATATCCAACTTGATCTTAAATGTTAAATCCTGCGCTTCTTCTTTTAGTACAGGAGACGACAAGGAAGCAATCCCAATCAAATTCTTATTATCATCATACACTCCAATTTTCGAAATGTATACCTGTCTTTTAAAAGAAGCTGAATAATGTTGGGCGCTCGAACTTCCAAAGTTAGTAATAGTGCGCTCTTTTTCTTCAAAAAGATAAGACGAAGTTATAATCCAATAATTGGGATCCGCTTGCTGGGGGGTTTCGTCAATGGCGGCGCTCTCGCTCACATAATTGAGATAAGTCGGATTATTGGAAAAATTCACTTCGCCGCGGCGCGCATTAGCAAACATCGTTGTGGTTTGCACCTCCGTTGTTCCTTTAAAAGATAAAACAAACGATGCATTATAAAAATTTTGTCCTGTGGTGGCTTGAGAAACACCATCATTGGCGCCGGCCCCAAAGAATTTCCATGATGGAGCGTAAGCAGTCCCATCTCCCTTGACGATTGGCAATGTTTCGTCATTTAAAGCCCACGAGCCTGTGAGCAATACAAATCCCTCATCATATAAAACAACACCACCAACTTTATCGTTGTAGGCTGCTGAATCAGAACTCCATACCTGAATCAGTTCTCCATTTTGTCTTGTATCTTTTAACTCTCCTGCCAATGACCCTGTGTAATACCACTTTAAAGAAACAGTTCCTGGTTTAATCTTAGAACCATAAAAAATCGAAGGAATAGAAAGAAGATTGATCGTTTGTTGATCTTTATATACAATACTATTGTTCACCGAGGCTGTAACTTTATAGTGCTCGCTTATATAACCATAATAATCCAAAGTGGTTTTTAACGCCCAGTAGTGAGGATATTTAGGGCGATTAAAAACTTCGACCGGGGTACTATCGGAAACGGGATCCGCGCCGGCGGGCAACAAAGTAGGATCTCCCGTGATTAGTTTGCCGGCCAAGGGAGCCATATATTCGCGTGTTATAGAAGCAGACATGGGATAACTGCTGGACATAACATCCCCAAATTCAAAATCTGTCGCATAATTACTCGCAGTAGCTACAGATCGCCATGTTAGTGTAGTGCCATCTTTGGTGATATAAGGATAAATTAATCCATTATCCACTACAGCCACACTCGGTTCTTCAGGCTTCCCCAAAGGTCCAATAAACCTTCCAGTGCTAGAAGAAAGCCTATCTACATTTAATTCATATAGACTCACATATCCTGCTGTAATGGGAACATCGGCGCCTCGATTAATCGTGCCAGATGTACTAGGGATACTATTATAATATACGCCGCTATCAAAAATGAAAAACTCACAACTAGGGTGAGTTTTCATTGTGTTGGTGAGAATATCTTTGGGCCCGAATTTCTTTAGGGACATTTTTAGTAGTCCAGTCTGACTCTCAGCGTCAACTCATTGTTGGGATCTTTCCTTAGGGGCTCCGATAGCTTGGCGACAGCCAGTAGTTCATTACTGGCGTTATAGAGGCCTACTGTTGTGACATAGGCGCGCGGCATCGAGGTTGCCTCCTCCTTCACTCGAATCTTGCTCCCTATCGTATATGTAGGGTTAGAGCTATAGTTAAACTTGGTGGCCGGCGCCCGACAGAAGTAGATGGCTGAGTTAATTTCAGTGGTGTTATTAAAGCTAATATTTTGAATACGGTGCCTGAATCCATCGCATGCGGCGCTAATAGGCACATTGGTAAATGTGCCGGAGATGCCTTGATGAATACCATTATTCTTTAAGAATTCATGGTTTATAGGGTTGCCCTGACCTGGGGGACTCGTAAACACCGCACCCGTCAATGCCGCAATGCCTAAATTATAAAAGATTGCCCCGACAGAGCCCGTTTGATAAGCTGGGGTGGTGACATAGAGTGGTGCCCAATCGCCAGTTTGACCTTCGGCTGTGCCTTGGGTGGCTGATGCGGAAGGGGAGTCGGTAATTGTTTGACACGATGTAGGAACTCCGAAAGGATCAGACCAAGAGCCAGTCCCGATAACAAGACTAAATGTCCCCTTTTTGATGGAATCCTTAACTAACAGACGAGAAAAGTTAACGAAGAACATTTCCTTCATCAAATTGTTGTCATCAGCAATAACTAAATCATTTTCAAATTGTTCGATGGCGCCAGTTACATCGGTCCCCAAACACACCAAAGCCAACTCATTGTACATGTTAATTTTTTTAGCATTTTGTACATTTGCGGAAGAACTTAAATCAGAATTGTCGGAATATCCCACTGTAAGATCAAATATGTGGTTGGCTGACGAACTCAAGTAGGGATAATCATAAACAGATTGAAACATTCCATGAGAATAATTCTTAATATTCTCCTCGCCGGTAGTTGTTTTATCTGTATAGGTTCCTGAAACTATTGAGCCTGTGAGGGGGATCGCCTCATGCAGCAGGGTGCGTGTCGTAGTAACATCGGTGCCCGGGTTAAGGGTTTCAAAAATATTAGCCATTCATATTCTCCAAATCTTAGGTGTCCCTCTTAATGAGGGTAATGGGGATATCTAAAGAAAACCCGCTAGCGCGACCAGTGATTTCCAAAGAAGTGACAATAGTTGAAAATGTCTTACCAGAGATGCCAGTAATTGTTGCACCGGTAGAGCCAAATTTTGTCCAACGAGTGTCGGCAGTTTGGGTCATAGTGGTGGTTAAAGCCGGGTCTACAGTTACATTTAACGAAGTCATGCTTCCCACTACTCCTTGCGATTGTACTAAAGTGGTTACATCAGTTCCACTGCTCACATTGAAAATATTGGCGCGCGCCATAGGAATGTTTACCGATCTAAACCCTAAACGGTCACCGGGGGAAACAGCGGTGCGTGTTTGTAAAAGGGGCGCTGAGGCCACCGGATTGCCGCCGGCATCAGTAGCATACTTAGCGCTCCCGGGAGCACTCATGATCGAGTTAATAAAGTTCTTATCATAAGTAACTTTAGCGTTTAAATCTAAAAGATTATTAGCAATAATATAGTTTTCTAAATTTGATCTGGTCATTAAAATATCAGCATTATCTATGCAAGATTCAATGGTTATCATTTGCGCAGATGTCTGCCCAGAGCCTAATGCATAGCCCGGACCAAAGCCTGTAGATGGTGATGCATTTAAAGCACTAAGGGTTTGAGCATTTACAGCCACATAAATGGTATTGTTTTTACGCGTAACGCTAAAGGTATCCCATTTTCCATCATTATACAAAAGATTAGGCAGATAAAGAAGTTCAAGATTACGAAGAGAAATCAACCCATACTTAAGGGCGCTTCCCATTGTGAACGCTTCTAAAATTGGTATTTGCAAAACCTCTAAATCATCATATGCAGAACCAGAAGGATGATTGAGTTTATACATCCCATAATTTATCTCATCATCGCCAAACGCATATTTAGCGATCTTAAAATCTCCTTTTGCCATTAATTCGCGCCCTTTCTCTGTTAAAACAGCGTCTAAAATAATATCACCAGAGTTGTCTAAAAAAGCCATTTATATACCTCTCTCCTTTAAATAGTTAGTGTTTTTTTTAATTGCTTTCATACTCGTATTTATACGTAACATTTAAATCTATTTTCTTACCTGTCTTTTTAGAAGTCAAGCGAATCTTAAAAGTTTTATCCCAAATTAAATCGTCAGCATCTCCAAGGCTCATGTTCAGTAATTGAGAATGGGCAGTTTTTTCATAATCCACCAGCACATCGTTTAAAGCTATTTGAGACATATTGGGTTGTAGCTGAATTAATTTTTTAAATGGAATTGAAGGATTTACGAAAATATCTTCTTCTAACTCTTCCTCAAAAATTACCTCGAAGTTGGAATAAGTATAACCCCCATCATTAATTAGCTCTGCTTCGTAAATTTCCGATAAATGGCCGGGCACGAAGTTTTCATTAAGTATCCTAAACAGATAATAATACTTCTTATTGGTTTGTATCATATCATACAAGATTGTGTTTGATAAGGTAAATTGTGAATCTTTAAGTTTTAAGTCGACTGTGCTTATCAAATTGTTGTCAAAATCTGCAATATTTTCGGGGGGGTCGCTTGTGCGATACATCTCCACATAACGTTGTTGAGAAATAGTTTCAAATGGGATAATGTCTGTTCCCATAAGATCGCGTGCGTTTAAATAATCTTCTTCTAATGTTATATCTGCAGTTGAAATGGTGCTGGGATAGGATTCTTCTGCAAATGTTTCGTAATCAACATAATATCCAATAATTTGGGAAGCGTCCAACATTTGAAATGGTTTTAACGAAAGCTGGTTTGGGGGGTTGTCTAACACTTTAAGAGTTTTACTATCGATTGGTACTTCGAATATTTGTAAAGAAGGCTCGACATTCACATAAAAATCAGCCATATAAGGTGTGGCGTCTTCTTCGCTTTTTAAAATTGTTAGTAAAGAATCATCCAGTATGGTGGCTTCTGGATCTGTAGGTATACATTTATTAGTCGATACATCGCACCTTTCGTCGCTCCCGCAATCTGCGTCCGAAAAACAAGGACCGGGGCCCCAAAGCTGAGAGGCGCTATCACCAGTTTCTGGATTAAAGAATTCCACGCACCAACTTCCCTCAATGTCATTATCGGGATCATCCTCGATATCGTTTATAGTTCGTGTAAGTCGCAAATCTGATGTTTGGTATTTTGCACCTACAGAGACAATATAAGCGTAAATATTATAAGTGTAATCTTCTCCATATTTTACTTGTGAATCAAAAAGATTAATATGATTATTCTCAAAAAATCCAGTGTTTTCTAGATATATACTATTGAAAATCCAGTAATTTTGTAACACATTTTGTCTTTGTGAATCACCTGTTGGGGGACCTCCTATTTTTTCAATTCTATATGCTATCACCTCGTTATGTTTTGAACCAATATTGTATAAATCATTCAAATTATCAATACTAAAATTATCCGTATTGCTAACAAACTCCACAGCATCTTCAATAGTCCCCAGAACACTCTCCGAATTTATGTAACGATAAGTGCCAGTTTTATCAATAGCAGCCTCTCGATGAATAGTTTTTTCTCCTATAAAATACTCGTTATCAGTAGTTGAAAGATAATTGTCATAAGCATAGCTGAGTAATTTGAAATAATCTACTGCTTTAAGAGAAATATTCTGAGTATTCACAACGGTAGTGTCGCGGGTACTATCAATTGAGGCTGATTGATAGTCTAATGATAAAGCATATTCTTTTTCCTCTGGGGCTAAAGAATCTGCCTCGTTGTTAAACACTTCTTTTAAACTTTTAAGAAATTTCGAAGAACAATTGTTATTATACAAGGAGTCGGTAAAATATTTGCGATGCCCTTCTGACTCATCGGTCGATGAGTCAGAAATGTCTCCCGATGGAAAACTAATGTCAATATAATATGGAAATAATCCTTTGGTGGTCTCCATATCGACAAAATTAGGTTTAGGAGTTCCACTATTAATAGAATATTGATCAAAATATATATTTTGCAACATGGTCTCGACATCACTTTTGGTGGACGCGGAAAGAGAAGTTAAAGGTACCGATTGAGAAAGATAACCATGAAGAGTATAGTCAGGTAGTTCTTCTATCCACTCCATATCAATGTCAGATAGTATAACATCTAATTCCTCTAAGACTCCCGGGTCGCGCCATTCATCCGTTGGCCAGGTTTTCTCTAAGCTCACAAAATTCTCCATAACAGGATTAAAAACTCTTCCCTTGGGTTCTATGTCTTCAGATAAAAAAGCTTTTTCTTCTTCAAGAGCTTCACCAATATCGAGGATATAAGTAATATTATTATACATTTCAATCAAATACATGTTGGGGATAAGAAGCGTAGAATCTAAATTCGCGACATATTCTTGATATTCTTTTAAGTAATAATTGTAATCATAAGTAATTTGCGAAATACTTGCCACCGCATCTCTATCCGCTAATGAAATTATTTCTTGTTTTGGATATGGCAATCCTGTTTCAAACCAATAATCATCCCAAACGTCATTATTATAAACCGGAGAATACACCACATCAGCAAATGTCCCCCCTGCTACGACCGCTTTCCATTGACTATCGTTATTTAAAAAATTATTGTCTCCATACAACCTCGTTGGAAATTTAAATGTAGGAATGACCACTCCGTCTGTCATAGAAGTCGTTTCAATATCTCCTCGTTCTGTTTTTAAGAAAAAAAGATTTGTTAATGTGGTAGAATCAAAAGATTTTTGCACTACCTCTTCTCCGCTAACAAGAGCATCTCCCCCTGCGGTAGCTTCCTCGATCTGCCAAAATCCCCCCAAATTGGTTCGCATAGTGTCTGAAGAGCCGGAAAATAGATTTAAATCAATTATCTTTGCTATTTTTTCTTGTGTGGGGTCTGCAGCCATTTATTTTTCCTTTAGTAAGTAGTAGTCGTCTTAGATGTGTCGACAGCAACAGTTTGAGTTATTTCTTTCATTCCTTGGTTAAATGCACTGAATAATTTATCCTCAATAATAGGCTGTTTAATCTTTTTAAATGTATAGCTAGTTGTTACAACAGAATCGGCCACTTCCGCAATAATACTTTCAAGATCGCTGGTGATCGCGGCGTCCACGCTTACACTGGTGGAGCCGAAAGACTCCCGTATTCCATCTATTTCATCTTCATGTAAATAGATTTTCCAGTAGCGGGCGCCCCCTTCGGGCGCGACGTACGCGGTCGACAGTTCCCCAAAAATCAATGATGAACTAGCAACACTATCCCCATGCCCTGACACGGTGTGATACAATTTATAAATAAGATCTTCAACAATATAATCATATAAGATACCCACTTTTCCTGTTTTCAAAGAGCATGCCAAAGTCCAGTCAGCATCATTTGTACACAAAGGATCACCGCCGGCGCCGATGTGAGTGGTTACAGTATGGCTCAAATTCCATGGACTGGTTAGAAAATGTGTTGACTCTGAAATTATATCTACATCATTAATAATGTATGTGTCTCCAACTCCAAGTGTTTCAACATCAGTGGAGCTAGGCATGTCTACCGCATAATCAACTTCAGCAAGATCGCACCCACCTTCCCTTTCTGTGGGGTTGAGGGCATAAGCTAGTCCAGAGTCTAAGGAGGTATATAGACACCCACATAGTGAACTCACTGACCCATCCCACCCTGTTCCTTCGAGATATTCGGGATACGCCTCGAAAAAATCGGCTCCAATAGCGGCATATGTCATCACTATATTGTCGAGGATCTCGTCCAAGACAAGTTCCCAGTCACTGGGAAGATCTTCTATCTCTTCGATGGTGAGCCCTAGGAGTTCTCCGAGCGCGCCATCGCAGGTATAACATGCTTCGCAGTCTGTACTACTCCCTATGACTTCAGCGGATATATCCGCCTCAACATCAGAGTCCTCTTTTTCTTTTTCGAGGAGATCCGAGTCGGTAGTGTACGCCGAGTCTCCAAGTTCTTCTGTGCCCATGTTTTACCTCCCTCTCTTCATCATCATTGTCATATTAGATGCGAACCTAATATAATTACCATCTTTCTCTTTTTTTATTGTGCGTTCCTCTTCTACTATATTCTTACGTTGTGCTGGATCCAATTTATAAAAAGGTCCATTAATATCAGTAAATTTGCCTACTGCGCTGGTTGGGGTAGGTTTTTTACCAATTTGAGTCTCGATATTTGGATTAGCTAACATCTCAGTGTCTGTATCTGTCAGTTTGTCTAGGGAAGCATTAGACACTGTACAGTCAAGAGCCCACAATAATGTTTCTGCTTCTTCATTTAAAGTCATGTCTGTTGTAAAAACATTGAGCCTATCTAATGCCAACAAAATACGAAGCTCATCGGGCTGCGTCTTTTGGTTAAGGACTTTTCCTCCCGCAACCCTCGTGTTTTTGTGGCGTTTTGTTCTCGATGATGTGTTACTTCTTTGGCTACGTTGGTTCTTTGCTGGTAATGGGGATTTATAAGTTGATTGTGCCATTTGTTTCTCCTAATATAACGGACCAGTGTTGTCGTTGTCTTCGTCGAGAGAGGGATACCAAATCGGAAAACGGTAATTTTCAATAAGCTTCTGAAGAACTGGTTGTATATTGTTCCATGCGTCTGTGACTGTCCTATAGTCTTCTGCCACGGCTAAGTCGGCGTCGGTGACGATGCCAAAGTCGCCCATAGGGCCAACGTCACCCTCTTCATGGCCACACAAAATGTGCCAGCTGCCAGCTATCTTTGCTAGTTCCAGTTTAACATCGACGCCTCCTAAAATACTATCATCAAATTCTTCGGCTAATCCATGCCATGCTGTTTCATCAAGTTTTGCGACGGTACCGTCCGATTCAACTGTGCCGCCACACTCATTATACACGAAATACCAATTCGCGAAATATTGTTCAAGGGCGTCCCCCCATAAGTTATACCATATCACATCTACTTGGCCATATTGTTCATGTATCACTTTTTCTTCGATGCCGGTGGTGGTTTCGGGGTACCTGCCGCCATGGAGTGCATCTTTGTCCTCAGAGGCACATTCACCGGAAGTATCAGCCAATTCCTTAAGTTTCTCATATGCCTTAAGCATGGCCGCGGCAGGATACTCCATTGCCCAATCAATCGCCAGAAGTTCCGCGGTGAAATCGGTACCGCTAGCGAGATAGGTCACTGCTGACTCAAAAGTGAGGTTATCAAAGAGTACTCCTCCGTCGTAAGATTCATTCCACTCTTCTAACCAAGATGCATTCAGTATTCTCTCCCCCTCTTCGAAGCAATCTGGCAGGTCGCGAGGTTCGGGGTCATAATATTCCACATCGGCAGTTACAAGATCGCATGCGGTAAATTCTAAGTCTTGGCCATAAAGACCCTTCCCTCCAATATCTCCAGTGCAAGTAAATTCTTTCGTAATAACAGTACCGCTGTCGTCTACCAAAGCGCGAAACGCGTCGATATCTTCACTTAAATCGTCAAGAAGTTCTTTAAACGCCTCAAGTTGTTCTAGAGTTCCATTGCTGGGGCTGATAGAGTCTGCTATTATTTTTGCGTTAAGCATGATCAGATTGATGTCCCCATTAAAAATATCATCAAGCAAATCTCTATATAAATAATAAACAGTAGCCACTCTTACCCAAGGAGCAGAAGACAGATCGGGATATTTTTCTGCCATATCATTAATGAAAAAATCATTAAATACCCCATCCATCATATTATAGCTACATGCCTCATTAGCTACCTGGTAATATTCGTTAAATTCGCTTACAAAATCATCAAAAACTTCCAGCAGCGCCACCACAGCCTCAAGAGTGGTGTCTTCGATAGTCACAGTAGCGGTATATTCATAAAATCGATCTCCGATTACGTCGCCGGTGCCGACGCTCATATCAATAAATTCTTTCCCCATTATATCTTGAAACTCGAAACACATCAATCGATACCCATCCAATCCTACACCATCTCCAGTAGCTGTATCGAAATTGCGTAGCGTTAAGAAGGATCGAGCGGTGCAGTAGGTCTCATCAGTCGGGCCCGGCGCCAACGACAATGCTGGAGAGGCAGACACTGCTTGATAACCTACAGCTTCATCATCGCCATAATATATATGCTCCATTCCTCGTGATGATAAAAGTGGATATCCACTAGTATAAGAATATGGCGCAGTCATAGTCATATATACATGATTGCCTAGGTCGCCCGGGATATCCGCTTCATTAGTATGTCGAGATAGAGTGACCTTGTCTAGTTTAAAATTCAGATTGAAAATGTCCTCTCCCCACAACTGACGAATTTTCCCTATATTAATAACTGATGCAGCTTGGGCCAGATATGTAAGCGCTTTATCATAATCAAAGAAAAAGAAGCCATAATTCACACCATAAGCGTAATCATGAAAAATGTCGGTCGAAGAAGTAAATTCTCCTTCCCCATCAGCAGAGATCCACTCAAATGCCTGTCTATTAAATGTAAAATTAGAAACAAGCTCACAATCATCATAACAATCGCTATAACATACCTCAGTAGTGAGAGGGGGTTCATAAACGCCAGTCTCATATCCACGAGTATCGACAATTTTAGAACTTTGCACCACCTTTTTAAAAAGTTGCTCGCCCAATTCCACAGCGGCGTTGGCGGTATAAATTTTCTTTCTATACTTCGCATATAAACGCCCTCGGGGGGTGGTGGAGCTTTTGTTAGGATATGCTCTTCTAAAGTGATTTAATCTTGACAATAAATCAACTTGATCTCCGTAGTTTTCTAAAATCAAAGAAATATTATTTGTAACATCCAATAGATTACTATTGGTTTGGGCTTTCTCTTGATATTCTGCCAACAATTCTTGAAACGACTCAACAATTTCTTCATGAGTTACTTTCTCTGGTTTATAGTATAAACTCGTAATAGCTTGAAGTGGAGTTTCAGCATATGCTGCATCATTGATATCCACCCATATAGTTTCTATAGGATCGGGCACTGCGCCATTTTCCATTACTTGTTCATAAGCTATATCGCTCATTTCAGCTTTTAACAATTCTTGCCAATGAACATCTATGTCGATGGATGGAATATCTGTTTCCACCGAGTTCCAATATTCTTCAACTAAATCTTCAGAAGTTGAAAAAGCATAAATATAAAAATCGTCAATATCCCCCCATGTGGTGTCGTCGGAAACATATTCAGCAGTATAAATATATTTTATTATTCTATTTCCTTCAGCATCATATACGATTTGTCCCGAGTCGACTGCGTCGGCGCCGGCTAAATCAAAAGAAAATACATTACTACCATCTGGGAGGGCAAAATCAAAAATAAATGCGTTATCTTCTAAAAGTTCGGTTCCCCACATCCAATAAAATTTAATCTGTTGTAATTGATTTTTAAAAGTCTCATCATCTGTATATTGTGATGCATCAATATTCACATACAACGATAGCGAGATACTTATATTTCCTTCGGAACTATCGCCAATTTTAATAGTTTCAATATAAGGAGTGGGCAAATACTTACCAAAATTAGCTACTATATCTCCTTCATAAATTAAGTTTGACATATCTCAGGCTCCGTAACATTCCCATAAATATCATAAAACACAGCTTCTCCGGATGATGTTTCACAATCGAAATCGAAATTAATATAATAACCTTGCTTATTGAACATTCCGGCCGCCTCACATGCAGTGGTTTGATTAACAGAAGCGTCGGTTAACACATCAAAATAATATTCTACACTTGCGGTTGTCAAGCTCTGCATTTGATTTTCCACAGGTGTCTCCATCATCATAAATCCATTTTCAATTTGAGGAATCTTTTTCTCAAAATACTTTCGTTGTAAAGTCGGACTATAGCGGCCTCCGCCATCGCCCCAGTCACTACCGCTAATCACTTCAAACACTTCTATATCAAAATTTTCAGTTAATAGCTGTGTATTTATTTCATCGAAATATAATAAGGGATCATTCGCTTCCAATTGAATAACCCTGTCGTCAGCAAAAGTTGTACTCTGATCAAAAAGTTCTCTAGCATCTGTGGGATCATAGTCAAACTCTCGATTTCTCACTTTTAATGTATAAAGTGCTTGGATGTTCAACTGTGGGACTTTGGAATTAACCAAAGAGCCCGGTGCGTTATAAACTCCGGGATCAAATTTATCATCAGTATGGTAAAAGGAAGAGGAAAATCTACTCTGTAAAGCTAAAACTTGCCATGCTGGGGCGGCATCTGCTTTGCCGTTCAAAAAAGCATCACCAATAACTGAAGTAAATTTAAAAACATCTGGCGAAGGTTTTACTTTAATAGAGGTGGCAAAAGTATCCAAAAAATTAATAGTTTCTGCTTGGGCGCTTCTTATAGTTTTTTCAGGATCTCTAAAGACAACCACACTTTCTAGATATGCAACTTTCTCTTTAATGCGTGGGATTTGTTTATTTTGATCAATAGGGCGCGTCGCTGGTGCGCCGGCTTGATATGCGGCACTATACCAGATATTATCATCAAAGAAAGCATAGTAAGTAGGCTTAAGGCTTCCGATGGAAAGCAAGTAACGCCCGTAAGAAGTCAACTTAAAGTCGATAACTTGTTCTTTTTTGTCTAAAAATACAGCCATTTTTTAATCTTTTTCGCTCTCCTATAAATATTCATATCATCAAATTTTATTCATCAAAATCTATCAATGTGTGGGTATGGCCATCGGCATCCAATACAATCCCTTCAGTAATTTGATGAAAATGCTCGTCATCATAAGATGTGCGCCCATTCCCTTTATTATCGACATTATAATGATGAGCATGCTCGTTCCCCGTCGTGGTAGCTCGCACATAAGAAGTTTTCCCTCGGTTGGTTTTATAAAGTACTTGGATGTCCATTTTTGCCATCTCCACAATAGAAACATAATCGTATGGCCAATTAAACTTTGGCTCATATTCTCTTCCATCAGACAACTCGTTTTTCTTGTTTGCTCCACTACTCGAGTCAACTATAGCCGAGTCGGCTTGGGGGAAGATTTTATCATAATAATCGCTTTCACTTCGTTGTTTGACTTTAAACACCATCCATCGTAAATTTTCATCCTGTAAAATGGAGGAATCCAAAAGCTCACTTTCACTTAAATCATGTGCGACACTATAAGTACCCAAAGATATTTTTTGATATTCTCTGGGTGCAATATTTTGCCAAATATACGCCAAATCGTCTCTATCTAATTCGTATTCGAATTCAAAGAGATACATTACAAGCGGAGATATATCTGCATTATTAAGAAAATCAAATTGAGGAGGCAACACATATCTTTGCATTTTGTGAATAAGCTTTCTAATGGAAGCTCCGGCTGCCTCTAATGATTTTCCTGTTTTAGTATCCTCATTAAGGACAGCTTCCACTCTTTCAATGGGAATATTTATAAATTTCTTTCTTTCAGATGCCTCTACACCTGAAAGGGTTGTCGGGTCAGTATCTCGAATTCCTTCGGTTATGTACGGTACGACCACAATAGCTTCTTTGATGACCTGTTTTGATGTTATTTCTCCCAAGTTTACCTTTGTTTCAGATCGTTCAAAGCCCATAAGCTTCGTTAGAGATTTCATCTTCTTAAACATTTTTCTCCCATTCAAAGCCGCGTGATTATCATTATAAACTGTATCATTAGTGATTACATCGTAATGATATTTTAACCAATTCTGGGGAATATCTCCTATTTCTAAAGAGACTCCTTCTTTCGAGATTGTTCCAAACTGATGCCAAATACCTCGGGTAACTGAAGCTGATCCATAAGTGGGTAATGTCAATGTGTCATTATTATTAGCGATAGGACGAATCCCATTATCGCTATAATTTAACATAGGAGTTTCGAACTTAGATTGAATTACCCACCTCGATCCTACGGGGCGTTCTTCTAGATCAAATTCTCTTTCAATTCCAAACAAGTTAACACTAGCACTTATTTGCATCGCGTTCTCGTTGCAATTGCTACCACCATAAGGGGGGCCCGGGTCTTCGCTTCCGGTAGCGCATTTAGGCGCAAGGGAATATTTGGTAACGTTACTAGCATAAATGTCATTGCCAGGATCGAATCGCCGATAAGTTGCACTCATTTCAGATAATATTCTCTCAGCATCATATTTTTCACCAGCGATAGGCCTAAAAATAAAATCACACCACGCTTCTCCATAATAACAGGGATTGGTATATGCCCAATTGTGCCCATTTGCAAAATCTCTCACGCCGCGATCATCACCTTGTTGAGTTAACGTTGGAATAGGAGCGGCTGCCGTAGGATCCCACTTGGGTCGACCAGAAATAGGAGGCCCAAATGCTGTGGGGCGACTACACATGACGAATTTTGGTTTGCATTTAGGATTTTTAATAGGATCTTGTGGAATCGGATAATAACCCTTAAGGGCGCGCGCCGTGGCGCCGCTTCCACTATAAGCAGTGGCTCCTAATTTAGCATACCCAGTGTCGGTACCGTCAGAACCCGATTCAAATCCATAAGTGCGATCGCCACTCAGGGGGCGCCTCATTACCAGGCGGGCTCCAAATACATCGCCCTTTTCGAACCGCAAATCATCATAAAGAATTCCTGACTTTAAATATGAAAATTCTTTATTCTTTAAAAAGAAGTTAGCAACTTCCCCATAATAGTTTCTGGCCATCATGCTATAAATTCCGTCTGATTCTCCTATAAAAGACGAAGTGATGTCCAAGCTCACAGAAGGATGAGGCTCGCAGTCAATGAAAGCTACATCTGTCAAATGTGATTCTGGATCCAGAACGGTTTCAAACGGAAGTCTAACATCAAAAATAGAGCCGCCATGATATCCCTCAGGATCATCATTAACGTTGTTGGCATTGTCCTCTACGATAGCCCAATTGTCCGTCACCTCACTTGACCCTGTGAAGGCGCTCCGGCTAAACCTGGAAGGATCTATAATAATGGGGTAATCAACAGCCATGCCGGATCTGATAGCATTAAAAGTAATGCCCGGGGATCCCACGGCCTGCATCAAAGGCCTCAATAAAGAACCCGATATTTGAATTAAATCACCCCCCCTAACAGGAGAGGCACCATGTGCTTTTCCTACCAAACCATCACTATAAGATTTAGAAAACTGAGCTATTAAATCTTTGGCTCTGTGGGCTGGATAAAAACCTCTATAAGGATTGAATCGAATTGCGGCACTTACAACCAGTTTAATTTGCTTGGCGTCTAAACCTTGATTGGTGATCTTGGTATAATTGACATCCGTAATTTCAGAATTAGAATAAGTTTTGTAGAATGTATCTTGAGAACTATCTTTATCCGTTCCTACAATCTCAAAAGTATCCAACTCACTTAAAATTCCATCTTCTATCATGCCTTCTACATGTTCACTTATCCTAAATTCAGGAACAATGGAGTAATCCTTAGCTAACAAGCGCAAATCATACCTAAAGTCATCATACTTATTAAACCAAGGGTTGGATGCTGTTGCCTCAAACCGCGCTATAGAGTTTCTTACCACAATACGCCCAGCTTGAGTATTTGCTTCCCAAAGCGCTTCGCCGGCATAGGGCTCGGGGGCGAGTGTCATAGAGCAAGAATTAAATTCGCCGGCCCCCCATTGGGCGTCTACAGCAACATTAATAGCAGTGGACTTCCATGGTCCCTGGGCGCTTTTCGGGGTCGTGAGCATGTGTTTGCGCTCCAGCAGTGCTGCGGGATCCAATGCTTCATATTTGTTTTCCACTGGGCCTCCTGTAGCTGGAGTATCCCAATAAGAGAAATAGTTATTTTGAAGCTCGCCGGCGGCGCCCGATACTTTAAGGCCAATATCGCGTGCACTGCCAGATGACCATGAAGGACTTGGAAGTGTGTCTTTAGTTCTGGTTAGAAAATTGGTTTGAGCATCTAATACTTCACAACTCTGTGAAACTGAGCAGCTAAAGGAGTTTCGCAAAGTTGCACCAACGGTTGTGCGCGCCGAACGAGCATTTCGCCAGAATTTATTATCATAACCAGTTCTAGTGGTGGTGGTAGCATAAAACTCATTATCATAAGCCGGGTATACTCCTTGGGTGTAAAGAATAGCGTTAACATTATAACCGGGTCTGGAGCCTAAACTCAATACTTTATCATATGGCGTAGTAACCTCACTCAAGGGAATGTTAAAATAATTATCTAAAGCAAGATTATTAAAAAATATTCTCTCATTATTATCACTTGTTTGAACCGCAAATTTAGTATGAGATGTGCTTGGCATCCCACCTTCAGCAGAACGAGGAGTAATAATTTCCACTTGGGCGGGGCGGCCTTTCATCGAAACCGGCAAGATTGGGTAAGAAGTTAATGTATTGCGGCCGCCAAATTTCGCCAATTCTAAAGTATTGTTAGCACTCTCGGAAACAAAAATAGGGCTATATCCTTGATGTCCGACAGTCCAATTCCACCCATAAGTATTTCGACGATGGGCCATCAAAAGATTAAAGTAGTTGGCAAATGGAGCAGTAATAGAAGACGAATCAGCAGCAACAAAAGAGTTGATAATATCGCTGTTATAATAATTTAGCGCGCTATCGGTAGATGAAAATCCCAATGTATTGCTGCCGGCAACATTTACAGGATCCACTATGAGAGTATTAAGTCTTCCAATAGGCTGAATGGCTCCATTTGCAGCATCCACGGCGCTTCCTGTGACAAAGTCAAAATATTCTACATACCCAGTAGATCCAGAGAATAAACGATGTGGATATTGCCAGCCGGGGGCGTTGTATTCGTAACGATAATATCTTACATCACTCGAGGATATTAAAGAGGCGGTCATCCAAGAATATTGCCTATCTGATCGAGGAATTTGATGCGTAACAAACGCATTATCAAACTGTGAGCCACTTGAATAACCTGCGGATGAAGAATCGATAATAACAAATCTATTTCGATTTACCTTCTGAAAACTAGGTAACTGGTTATATGTCTTTCCCGGGGGCTGAGTTTCAAAACGGGAATCGCGACCAAAGCGTGCTGAATGTCTAGCTAATAAGATTCGTAAGCCATAATCCCTATCAGTTTGATCAACCACGCGGATACCAGGAGTTCCAGAACCAGTCGCTTCCGAGATAGATCCAGAATCTTGGAACGGCCTAATCACGGACCAGTTGCGAAAAGGTAGAGCGTTATAAGGCGAAAATTCTCCGGCGCGGATATTCTTATAGCCGAGACCCATACTTTGAATATCTCCTGGTGCAGAAAAACGACTAATAATAACTGATTTGCCAGTTTCGGCGCCTAAATATGCAAGCGAATAATCGGGAGTAAATTGAAAATGTGATTCTGCATCGCGACGAATATCTAAATACGAACGACCTTGGGTAGGAGCGGGTGTTTGAGTAATTTGAGTCGGCAATGTGGGTTGTGTTTTAATAAACTGTTGAGGGTTGGAGGTAGCTCCGACGGTATTAATAATTTGATAATTGGATTCATAATTTCCTAAAATAGTTGAACCCGTACGATGTTGAATATTTTTAATATTGACCGGTCTCTTCGCAACAAACCCGCGATAATACACAGCTTTTTGAGATGCAGTCATCGGATAGGGTACTTGATTCTCACTGTTGGCTTCGGGCCATGGATAATCTACACCCACCATACCAATCGCACCGGTGCTGGAGGGACATTTGCCCAACAACAGTTTCCAGGCCTCTGGGCGTGTTAAATAAGTATCTAAAGTGGGGCCAGCATTGATCGCTATATGACGAGACTGGTGGCCTCCCACTACATGATCGGTAAAGGGCCCTTGCATGGGTGTTTCTGCATCTGGTCCATAAACATCATTATGAAGATTTACCACTTCAAGTCCAGGAGCCACCCGTTCAACTACTCGTTTATTATAGCCCGTCGTAACTGATGAACTCATTATATTAAAAGGAAACGCAAAGGTGCTTTTCATAGTAGAATACCCTGTTCCCTCTTCCCAGTTGCGGCCGTGCTGCACTTTCATTACACGCCGAATCTTTCGATTCGGCAACGCCGTTGCAGGATTTAGGGTAATCTCATTTAAAGGTACCATATCTGCTGTAAGGGCAAAAAGAGTATTTACAGGCACAAAAATATCATTATCAGTATTAATAGGGCCACCAGGATATAAAGCATTATAAATAAATTCCATGCTTTTATTTTGAGTTCCAGGAGAACGATGATAATTGGTACCACCCCCTTGTTGGCGCTCTAGCTCAGCTTGGAAAGCTGCCCTTTGAGAAGTGGGAGGAGGAGTGTAAGCATAAATATTTCCTTTGGTATCTGCAACCATAGGTATAACACCTTGTGGTGAAAAAGTGGCATCCGTCGTCGTGGTACCTAGACTATACATCACACTATTGTTGTTAGCGCGCTGTTGATCAATATCATCATCCCCAGAAGATATCTCCGGCACTTCAGTAGGATCTGCGGTGATCCACCACTGCTCATTTTCATTAGTAGGAATAACCTCTGCACCCGGTGTTACTGAGGGTGCAATCGCAGAGGCAGCGCCATCGTCGAAATTAGTGGCGCCTTCATCCTGGCCTACAGGCGCCACATTGGGTTGGGCGATACTGATTACAGCTTCCGGGAAGGTTTCTCTAAATTCAAGAGTAGGAAATTTAGTCCAATATTTGTTTCTTTCGAGTACATGGCTTTCAATAGTATTATAAGTATCAGAAGTAAAATTGCCTGTGGCGGCAACCATTTGACCAATTATCTCTGCCAAGGCATCATCAAACCATTTATAATATTCAAGAAATTTTTCTACTTCTTTAACTTTATCAACTCTTCTAAAAAAGATTTCTCTTAGTTTTTCTAATGTTTTATAACGCGTACGATATCTATTAACCGGCTCCCCAATAACATTATTGAAATCCACCACCCCAGCAAAGAAATTGAGCATTTCCTCAGAAATGGCATTATACATGCTCTTTTCTAAAGTATAATAATAATCGGGCGGTGTCTCAGGCACTCCAAAATAAGTGTCATCATCTGATAAAATTTGAACCATGTCTGAGGATACTGCTATTTCCGGATTAATAAATTGATAAGCGTTTGTGGACTGGCTATAAATTATATTTGCGGTCGAGGCCGGCCATCCTGACCCCGAGCCAATATGTTGATAACCCCCCACTTCTCCTATCCATCCGTAATAATTTCTGAGTGTTGCTGAACCAGAACTAACGTCTGTTACGGTAAATGAGCCCAGTGTATTTGAACTGTGTACTTTATTGAAATCCCAACTTAGCGCCAACATGTTGGAATTCAAAATACTGCCACTATTTTTAAGATTCCAATCTAAAGGCGAAACATTCCGATAAGATCCCGAAATTCCATAATTATCTATATCGTATGCATGCTGGTTTAGACTCAAATCATCTAGAGAGGTTAACCAATACCGCACTCCATCAACCAACACATCGCTGGGATTAATAAGAGTTCCCGTAATATTGGTGCGGCGGGCGCCCACATAAATTCGTTTGGCGGCCTTTAAAAAGTTTTGACCGGTCGTCTGGGAAATTGTAGCAGTTTTCTCAAAGCTATTGCATATTACTCCAAGTTCTGCGTTAATACCTTTGAATATTAAATCGTAATTATATGTGCCTGCCCCGCTAACAGAATTCACCAAAGGAAAAGAAGTGGATCCCGATGGATTGCTCGGCCTTAGCCTGACTGAGAGATTCCATAGCTGGTTATCATATACATCATAAAATACATCGCTTGTTAGGGTGGGGAAGGGTACATTATCGACTGTAGAATTAGGGGTTAAAGATGAAGTCAGCTTAAATCTAATATTTTTAGAGCCGGGTTCATCTCGCACAGCTAATACTTGAAAACTCACATTATCATTAGCATACCATGTCGTTAAAGTGGGGTCATCAATAGATGCTGAGTGCATTCCAAATAAGGATATGTCTAAATTTTGCCGGTCTGCTGGCTTTGTGACATCTTCAAAATTCGGAAAATGGATGTCTGCTTCTGCTGTAAATCCATACTTACTTTCATAGGGGACGCCAGCGGGGACACCCACCCCTTCACTTCCCGAAATATACCCTCTTCCGTCGCCATTAGAAGTGTCAGCTAAATATACCAACGCTCCCATATTACTCGAAGTGTTGAAATTCAACATTTTCTTATTAACCAGAGTTTGGCGTAAATTATTTTTTAACTCATAAGTTTGATTATTAGAATAAACATTTAATCTTATAAGTTTATCATCAACATTAAAGCAACGTAAAACATTTCTAACTGACTTTTCTGTACCTTTCGATTTAAAAATATCAGTAAGATTATTGTATAGATTCTGATAAATAAGATTCTTTGTTTCAGTTAGATCTCCTTCAAACAAAGATTTTTCATCTCTATTTAAAAATTTCTCTAATACTGTAGCATCAATAAAAATTTCTGGTGTATACAAACCCAATGATTGGGGCAGATGTTCGCCAAATGCTACCGGCGTGTAAGAAGCACTAACATAGTTAAGATATCTAAGAGAAGGCACCGATTGAATAGATAAACGCAATGTGTCGAAATAAGTTCCCAAAATATGCGCTAATATTTCTACAGTGCTTTCGCCCGGGGATATAAATTCTCCGTCGCGAGGATCTACTTCTTCTATTATCCAACTAGGAATTAAACTGCGAATACTAGCATTGTTATTAAAATCATAGTAGGAACCCGTTCTTTGTAGTTTATTTTTTAAACTAACAACAGTGGGATGAGTCTTATAGATAATAGGATCTTTAAACTCAGTAGCGGATGCGGTGGCTTCTACAATCGCAGACCCAGTAGACCGAGAATTGGCACTATAGCCCGTCCACTCTCCGTTCGATATTCTCCCACTATAATCTAAAACCGTACTATCGATAGTGGTATCCGTAGTGATTCCTTCATTAAATTTGTAATAAACTCCCAACGTAGTGTTAGAAATATCACTGTTAGTTCCCCCTCTTACAGGCACAAACCAATTTTTAATAATTTCCTCGCCGGTGCGCGCATTCTTCCAAAATCGAAATTCATCTATAGAGCCCGATAGTTTGCCTGCTCCGTCTAAATCTAATCCTGCGGTCGTTGCTGCTGATGCTGTTAAAAGAGCACCTATTCTCCCCATCAAATCTTTTTGTGGGAGCGCTCCGATGTTCGAAGAATGAGTATATTGATCATTGTAGATGCCATTAACAAAAAATCTAGTTACACATGTACTTCCCGTATTGTAAATTTTAATCGCATAATGATTCCAAGTTGCAAGTGTGTCGACATTTATATTCTGTCCTAACGCCTGTCGATAAAATCCATCGGGAGTACCGCCGGCCGTGCCTGACTGCACTGTTAATCTAAATGGCGAGCCCACAAGATCTGAGGCTCCCGATAACTCGATAATGATACGACCATAATCGTGATTGCGTTCGTTATTGTTATTCCATAAATCAAAAATAACTTGTTTTTCTGTTTTGGAAATTAAATCAGAAAGAGGGATTGCCGATCCTGTCTTTAGCCAAAATTCAACTGTGACACCTCTATCAAAATCGCTTTGGAGATTAGATTCGCGCGAGCCGGAACCATAATCTGAGGGTAAACCCGCATTGGTGTAAATATCGGTGTCATATATGTTTGCAAAATCTCTCTTGGATGATTCTGGATCCCGGAACAATCCGGCGGTTGTAGTTGAGGTGGTGGTGTTGGGGCCTCCTTTTAATGTAATGTATTCTAAAGCGCTCGGAATTCCATAACCAGCGGCTTCGGCGGTCTTGGTTCCCCACCCATCAGCACTAATATTTACATATCCGTTGGTGCGCGGATAAAGATTATCAAAAATATAGTTATCTATGTCAAGCGAATCGTTAAAGAATTCATTAACTTCTGCATCAGATCCATCATACGGATAAAAATCAACAATACGATCCATTGCTGATTTATAATATAAGTTAGCTGACCCATATTTAACAAAGTTTTTAGGGTCCCCATAGTTGACTTGAGGAACAAAAGTACTTTGTTTTTTGGCTATTTGCGCAACGTTTTTCGCAGATTCTACATCTTTAAATGCATCTTTCTGATCAGTAGAAGAAAGATAATTTCGTGATTTTTCTGTAGATTCAAAAAGTTTCTTAATACTCATAGTCTTCTACTCTGAATTTAAATACATCGGGTTGCTCAACCCATGAATTAAGAACGTTGTTATAAAAAGAGAATTTGAATGCATATTCATATCCCGGTTCTAATAACTTCATATCTAAGTCAAAGTAATTACCAGAAACATCGTATGACATTAAGGTCTGCAAATCACTACCCGTGCCATAAGGTACTGCGTCATACGCGTCCAAAACTCTATAAACCCGATAAGATGCGCTTATGATATTGGTAGTGGGCGGTGAAAGTGTAGCTACTGTATAAATCGTAGGATCCCAATATTTGTCTCTAACATATAAATTAAATCGTGCATTTTCATTAGCACGATATTTGTCTTTGAGATTGGTAATATTCATGTAATAACTGGGGTGTGTGACTCGATTTTGACCCCTAACGATATTACAAGGAATTGTGCCAGTGAAATATTGTACGAGCGCATCATTCGCATTCTTCGTCGTGTGGCTCCCCGTAAACCATACATCATAAATATGCTTTAATTGGGTCGCTCCTGTAAATGCAAAGGAAGCGCTATAAACCCCTGTAGATACAATCCCTCCAGTTACTACAGTTTGAAATCCACTCCGTACATGACCTGCTTCATCTACCGATAAAATTTGAATACTACCGGTACCTTGGCTCGGGGCTGGGCCCCCCGACAAACGAATATCGCAGGGTCCAATATCATTGCCGTCACCACCCCCTTGATCGGCATAAAAGCCACCCGTCGACCCAGAATAAAGGCTCACATAAAGGCGTTTTTCCCAAGTACCCCCATAGGCCGGCGGAATGTTCGATAATTTTCCATCAATATAGTTATAAAAATAAATGGTATTCACATTCTTGGCAGGGGGCGCCAACGAGCTACTAAAGAAGAAATTGCCTCGGTCATCAGTTGTTGCTGAATTCCAGCGAGCCTCGATTGTAGGTTTTTTAAAAAAGAATTCAGTTCCACGAGCAAAAAATCTTTTCGTATAATATGATACGGTAGAACCACTGGGATTATAAATCACACTCTGTGTGGAATCATCGGCGTCAAGGGCCGGCAAGCCTGGGGTACGGCTCACCACATTATCAGCTGAACCAGACTCGTAAGCTTCATAACTCGCGGATAGATGAACTCCTACTCCATAATTGGGATATGTACCATCCAACCATTGCTCAACCAAGGGGGTAATGTCTAAATCGAGGTCTTCGAGGCCGGTGGTGAAGTTCTGGGTGAAAGTATGAATCTCAGTATCAACATCGGCATTTATTCCCCCAGTATGGTAAGATCCGCCGGCCAACAAAGTACCATTAATGTCAGTCCAATAAGCGGTATTTGAAGCGCTCATCCAGTTGGATCCTTGGTTCCCCACAGTTAAGTCTTTATAGCCCTCTAAATCTAAACCAACTCCCTCTTGCCATGACTGTGATACTCCCAAAATCGTGAGAGTATAATCTGTTGGTACAGTTTTTGAATGTTCAGCGTTATATAGCCGCAAATAAAAACTCACACTACCGCTCCCTGGAATATCACCTTTAGTGCGATCAGTGGCAATAGTAGTAGTGGGAAATTGAACTAAAATACGCGAGAGTTCTTGAGAACTCGTCGTCACTCTACCATAAATGGAAAATGTCTCTAACACATCCGCTAACCCTGCGTTGGCACCTGTACCCCGGGTCGTCAAATTTGGCTGATATGCGTTGACGATAGTATTATCAGCCGTGGCCCCATATTTTTTAATAGCCATTACACTACTTTGCCTCTTATATCTGTCTCAGGAAATTTGATTTCTACCAATGCGTTGGCTGGTACTATTAAGTAACTTCCGTCGGGGGACAGATTGTCATTAATATTAATGTTTGCAAAGGAATAACCCGCGCCCGTCTTATTAACGAGCTTTACCGTTAACACATCTAACAGCCCTTTAACATTTTTTAATTCGCTATAAATGTCACTAATATAGAATGGTTCTCCAATATAAAGAGGAGAACTATATTTTATTGCCAAGGTATTAATGGCATCATCTAATAAAACAAACTTATCAGTACCAGTAGCAGCTTTGATGATAAATTCGATCCCTATGTTGAGAATATAGGGATCTAAAATATCAATTGTGTCATTAATCATTCTGTACTGATTTAGCCATGTTTTTATATTATCCTTAATTGTGCTATTGGTTTTGATCAATTTGCCGGCGCTATCTTCGGAAACCACATATAAATTAAGGTTTCTTTTTTGTGAATTGGGATCTTTTTGTGTAGAGCAACGCTTAATCGAGCCAAATTTTGCCGGCATCCTATACACAAGGTTCTCATAATCCGCTTGAGTAACCGCCCGATTTTGCGTGGGAAAAGTATCAAAAATTCTTCTTTTAACTTCAGCAGAAGAAGGTGATGTGACATCCCCCATAATGGGCTCCTCGTTAAACACTTCCAGCGAATCAATCACTGTTTGCACTGTTGTGGCGTTAAGGGAATCGAAGTTGGCAAAATCCATTCTAGCGCTCGCCACTGCGTTCAGGGCGCCCGCCGTAATATTAGAATTTGCCGGATTGGTTACTCTATACGTAACGGTAAGAGTCGTATTCGACGGTACAATACCCAGGCTTTCATTTTTAGATAATCGTGTGGGATCAAAAGTTGTACTAGTCACGTAATCTTTTCCAAAAACATCCATCGCCACTGATTGTGGATCTGCTACAACATTACTTTCTCCCGTTTTCCCACTTCCAAATTGTAAAAAAGTATTGGCGCGTGTCCTTTCGACTGCAAACTTTCTGGAGACTAAAATAGGCTTTAGAATGGACGGAACATTATCATTTTTATAATTGGTGTTACCAAGTTCCTTTAAGATCATGTCTTGTGCAAGATAATCAACTTCAAAGTATTCATTGCCTTGTGAATCGGTAACTGAAATAATTTCTGAAACTTCAGAAGCTTTTAAAGCAACTCTTAAAAATCTCTGGTAGGAACCGATTTTTATTCTTTCTTGGCTGAAATATCCTGAAACTACATTTCCACGAGCTTTAATGGCATAATATGTGGGGGCGCCCGTAGTAGCGTCAACTGTTGCCACCACAGAAGGAAACTTGGGATCTGAAAAATCAATGTTTTCTGTTAAAACAAAATTTAGTCCCGTTTGTGAACTAAAACGCGAACCTCTTTTAAGAATAGGAATATAATTAGTGTCGGGCCCAATTCCCGTACTCGATGCCGGGATTACTATATAAAATGCCACCGTCCCATAGGTTGAGGGGCGCCCCGTATATTTATAACCCAGGACGCGGCCATGGCGTAAAATATTACTATATTGATAAGCCGTATCTAAAAAAGATTCGTTAACATTATAATCCAAATAAAACGACAGTTGATCGCCGATATAAGCTACCGCATCTATCATAAGTGACCCAAAAGACGCTTCGCTCCAATCTTTAAAGTTGTCCGGATAGAATCTCTCGACTATTTGCAGTAAGTCTCGGCGAATAGTTTCGTATTCCCGATGTGTATAATCTATTGGTACTATCTTTTTTTGTTCACTGGACATAAAAAACCCTCATTTTTAAGTAGTAATTTCTAATAAATCTGATTGGCTTAGGCCAGGAATACTATATCTTATCTGTATTCCTAGGGAATTTTGGTCTGCATCAGTATTTCCAAAGAAAATATTTTGAATTCGAATGGCGGGAATATAGATACGAACTTGTTCTCTAATTTTTCCATCTATTCGAGAGGTGGTATCTTGACCAAAATTCTCAAATAAATAACTTTTAAGTCCAACACCAAAATTAGGATCCATCACTCTCTCGCCTGGATTAGTAAGCACCAGCATTTTCAAATTTTGTTTAAAAAGCTTCTTTAAAGAGCGAATCATATGAAAACCATTTACAGTATCTAATTCTAGCGGTAGCGCTACTCCAAGTGAACTCATTTTTTATTTACCTCACTATAACTATCATCAATCGTTACTTTCACACAACTCTCCATTCTCATTAAATGGATTTGTGCGAAGCATTCTTCGTTTCCACCATGGTAGAAGGTGTTGGCCGGGCGCATTTTTGAATTTTTCTTTAAATTCATTTGTAATAATGACGCCCGGAGTTTCGCCGGGGCCCCCAAAGCTATCATTGTCATCGGCCGGGTTCCAAGTGCGAGAATAATAATAGCTCTTAAATATTTTCTTTATTCGTGTTTTAGAATTACGCAGCAATACTTGATCCCAATCATCCCACTCTAAAACAAACGGCGACGGAAAGCCTGAATTTCGATCTACTGGGTGGGCCCAACCGGC